ATTATCTTGAAAACCGGGATCATGATAGTCCGAATGGAGAGGAGCAACAAAGAAAAGAAAACAAAAAGAAAAAGGAGAGAAGAGGAAATATTTTTGTATTTTTGATTTTTACCATTTTTATGTTGTTATTTTAAATTTTTGTCGAAGAGAAAAGAAAAGAAAGGAACAAGAGAAAACTAAGAAATCAACCACTAAAGATTACACATCCATCTAAGGAAGTACACTAGAAAGTCCAACAAACCGCCTGCAATGGCCCACTGCTGCGCGAAGGATTCGGTTTCTGCCTACCTTGCGGGTTAGTGTTATAAGCCAGTACATATCGGAACGGTTTTGCTAGTCATCTGCTGTAAACAAGAGTCACAAATGGTCACTCCAAACATAACTGCCTGTCGTAATACCATGAGTTTCGTCTCATCATTAAGATGTGTTAGCTTACGCATGACGCATGTGCCGTCATCGTTCTCGGAAAGTTTTTGTGCTGTAATTGAACCAAACATAATTGCGTGATACAATTGGGTGCGCCCTACGACGCCTACTTAAGAAGAAGGCGAGGTGGTGCCTTCTGTTTGGTCTTTTGGTCGGGTTGTTTCTTCTTTTTCTTCTTGCCCTCTACTGCTCTAAGAGCTAGGTCAGCAGTTTGAAACACCGGGATAGCAGCTGGATAGGCCATACCCACCGAAGGTGCCACTGTGTTTAAAACAGTGCGGATGGTGCCAGCCGTCTTCCGAATCATCCGCCAGACCTCCCCTCCTGGGTTGTCGGTCTGTGGGTAACCTGCGGGTAATTTCGAAAGCAAAACTGCCAGAAGGGCCTCAAATTTAGGGTTACGTGTTAGTGTTGGTGTGGACAACGATATCAAAGCTGAATCACTGGGATCGGGAATGATTTCATAGTTCACTTTACTCCTGATTCTAAATACGCCAAATTCACTGTTAAGACCAGTGAAATATGCTCCACAAGTGTTAAAAGGTAACACCATGTTGGCATCATTGGCATAAGTGACCACGGAGGGTGATGCTACTGAATTCGTACCTTCCCTGGCAAGCCAGTTATTGTATGATAGTTGGTCAATGTTATCAGTCGGATTTTGTCCTAAGAATTGTGAAATTCCTGGTCTGAAAAAGCTAGGGGCAGTCGTTGCTGGTTTCGCAGTGACATAGGCTCCCTTTTCAGCCAACCACGTCTTACTATTAGGAATAATCGTGGCCTGTTGAATCCGATTGGGTGGACAATTAAATGTGTCAGCATTCTGTGACTGACTGCTAGCTGAGCCCGCTCCGGTAAGGACAACATTTGATTGAATCAACCTGTTTTCCGTAGCGGCGGATGCTCGACTGTAGACAGTCACTGAACCTTGCTTATACAATTGTGGGGTCTCATCCACTACCTCAAAACTTTGCCCAATGACACGCATGGTACGCAGATCCTGCCAGGTCGCCGATGAATTGGCGGAAAAGTAGCAGACATCTGAAGTAATTCCAAGGGTATTCGCTACATCTGTAAAAGTGGTCGAGCCAGTAGAGTTTGCAGACGCAGTGATGGGATACAAGAGTTTGAAGTTTGACTCAGATGCACCACCTGAGCCTTGATAACGATTGGCTTCCACATGTCTAACCAAGTAACAGTTTGACGCCCGCAACAATGGGATGGAACTTACATGTAAGTCCCACTTGTTGCCTGATGTAACTGGTAGTCCAAAATCACCGGCGCCAACGACCAATTCCTGGTTCACCGTAAAAACGGTTGAACTAGAAAGTTGATCTGATGGAGCACCAGTGAGTCTGAATGGTGAGTCATGAAAAGGATCGAGAAGAGAGGTGGCGTAAGCACGCTCAGCCTCAGAAAACTCACTGAACAAAGAAAGGTCCATATGAGAGAAAAGAAAAGAATAAAATTAAAATAAAAGAGTTGCAATATAAAATAAATTGGTTTGCCCTCTCCAGAGCGGGCCCTACAAACCTTTGGAACACTTTGAACATTCCTTGAACTTCAACGAAGATCGTGTTTTGAAGCACAAGTCGTTCTGACATTTATACACGGGGTAATGCGTTGTGCAAAACCCTTGATTCTTAGAGCACATGACTTTACAGTCCTTGGCCCAACATTCGTGTTTCTCAGTTCCGATAGTCACGCGGAGTTGTGCGTTAACAGGAGCGTCAACCACTTTACCACGAACCTCATCATTGAGAACGCATGTGAGCTTAACCTCTGGTTCTACCTTCCCAAACAAGGGTTGGTCGTCGAACAGGTCTTCAAGTACTACTGCATTGTCAAAGCGCTCTTCCCAATCTTTCAGGGTGTCAGCGTGCATGTCTGGAAATTGTCCTACTATTACTTCAACCGCCTCGTCCCAAGTCGGTTGTGGGAATTTTGCCTCCAAATGTTTCATCTCAGTGGCTTGGAAAAACCACCAAGAAACATCCTCACGTTCATACTTTGCTGCTTTCTTCCTTTTTCCATGAGCCAAAGTATCAGTTATGCGGATCACAGCTCTTGCCCATGCTCCGATGAATGGTGTTTCACCATCAGTCCATTCCAATGAAAGTGCTTTTCTGCGCATCACGACTGCATCATCTGTGTGGTTTGAGCACGTCAGGTGGAGCTTGCCGATCATACGTTTAAAGTCAATTATGGAATGTGATGAAAACCAGGCGTTCGTGTAAATCCTTCCCAAGAATGGAATAGAATTACCTTGATCAATTCGCCTAGCTATATCAATTTTAGCATCAACACCCATAAGCTTAGTTGCTTTCAGATAAGAATCCTTATCGCAACCTTGCAACCCATCATCACCACCATATCCCCCAAGGGCTTCCCACGCTTGTTTTGGTTTCAAACCCTGCAAACGAAATGCTAGGTATGAGACAAACGCGTTGACCACTGAGTTAAAGGCCGCGGTTTCAGGAGATCCTGAACCACGAGTGAATTGTGAGTTATAGGTGGCACCATGTTTAGTGGTGCCCTTGATGTTAAACTGACCCTCATGAAGACGGGTAACTTCGTCGTGATAGCACACAGCGAAGGCTCGTAGTAAGCAAATCTCCTCCAAAATCCGAGCAATGAAGTTGATTGTGGCATCAAACTTACTAAAGTCGGTAAGGAGAACAAATGCAAACTTTGAGACAACATTGTGCACATACTCGGCTAGTTCCTTTGGGGTCTTCCCGAAGGCATACCATGCGGTCTTTTTCAAGATCTCATTGGTAAAAACCATTGTGTAACTGGAGTACAATATCTTTGAGGTGGTATCGTACGTTGTGATGTTGCGGGGTACATTTACGGTGGAATAAGCTTCACCCTTTTGAAAGGTGGCTATTCTGCAAAAACTCCAGAGAAGCGAATCTTTTGCTTGTTCGTACAAAGATCTCTGGGTTGGTCGATTCTGTTTCTCATTGACCTCCTCGGTTGTGCACGGGGCCAACTGATGTGGGTTAGGAATGAGGAACTCTGAAAACTCCTTCATGCATTGGATAACAAAGGGATCCAAATGCATATCATTTTTAACGGGTCTGAGGACACGTTCAGCGACGCACCATATATCACTTGCTAAAGATCTAACAGGTAAAAATGCTGCATCAAAATAAGGTTTCATGAAGGCTCTTCCTGATGTCTTATAAACATCAAAGGGGAAGTTCTTATATATTGGCACATAATGGGGATCATGTGGTTTCGGTACAATGTGCATTTGTTTGGGAGAGCATTCTAACAAATCTCTCATCCAAGCTGCAGCTAGGGGAGTGTCCGGCGTCCCGGCCTCTGTGCAAAACGTTGTTATGATTCTCTGAAAAGAACTCAGATCATCAGTAATGCGACGAGAGGCTTTGATGGTTTCCCACGCTTTCACGTGGACTTCCACAGCCGTATAACACAAGGCTCCCAATTTATGAACAGAAAGTTTACTGACACCATTATCGACATAAGGGCTGAGAACATAAGAATTCTCACCAGTCGTATGGATATCAACTTCCCTTCTGCGCAAAGGGCTTGAACCGAGCCATAGGTATGAAAGTATTGCTACTAACCCATAGCTTTTAGTACAAGGCACAATTTGAACAATGTACCTATCATTTCCAACATATATTCTATCAATGAAGTTGACCCGATAAACCAGGTCAAATCCTTCAATGGAGAATCTCGAAACATGATCAACTGAATAGTCCCACACTTTATGCTCATAACCACCGCTATTGCCAGTGATTGTAGTCTTTAGTGTGTTCTTGTTGATCCATGTGTATGAAACCTCATCATCCTGATACGCGGCGTGTTTGGGGCTAAGGGTGTACATTATCACTGGGACATCACCCACCAACAGATCCTGGTCGACATAATAGTCAACGTCGATCATTTTGATGAATGAGTCCTCAGTAACTGGATCATTTACACATTGCATGGACAAATCCTTAGCAATGTAAAAGTTCCTTGTACCCTCAGTCTCCTGGCGCTGGTCCTTGGAGGATTGGGAAACAGAATGTATGACCATTCTTGCGAATATGGTTATATACCTGTTGATTGCATTATCTACCCCAGACCTATGAGCCGCGCTCTTACCATGAGGATGGTTAGGTTGTGGGTCCCGAAATTCCAATCCATGGAAATCTCGAAACTTCGACCTGAGACGGTTAAAGGATCCATACTTACAATTGTAAAACTGCAAATAGAGGGTGATAAAGTAAACACCAAGCGGTACACCGGTTAAACGTTTGATCAGACAGCATGGTAGCGCTAACATTATGACGAGGGTAGGGACCGCGATCACAATAAGCGATACTCCATGGAAAATCCACAGAGCCATTGTTATGAATGAACCAACGTAGTAACACGAGAGGCCATATAAACCTATCCACGCGTGGATGGCAATTAAGTTGATACTTGCCAGGATCAGGTGGTTTCCATTTGCTGCAAGCAACAAATAGGTCCAACTGGCCCCGTAGGTTATCAACCCCATAAAGTAGACACAATTAACAATATAAGTGTATCCAAACGTAAACATGATTGCAAAGACGAGACAAGCAATATTGTATGACATTACTGCTGTTTCAGAAACCTTGCGAGTTACTAGCTCACAAGTAAAG